CTAGACTTAATTTAGACAAAACTAAATTCTTACAAGGTCAACAGTTGGACGAAGCAAAACTACAACAGAATGAAGATCTGGCTAATTTAAGAGCAGATACTGCTATGGCTAAGTCAGAAATGTCTGCAGAAGTTAAATTAACCTCAGATGCTATGAAAGCTAGGGACGTAAATGTCTTGAAAGGCCCTAGAAGATAGTGTATTAAAACTTAGGAGAAAATTATGAAGGACCCAAAAATAACAAAAGCAGTTGGAGTTAACAAAGACGGTTACTGTAGTGGCGGAGTAGATATAGAAATA